ATCTGGAACTTCTTCCAGCCCCCCGCGATCTGCAATCCTTTCATGGATCCACCGCTCTTCAGCCAGCGGAAGGCGAAGCCGTGGCGCCCGAGCTCGTGGCCGTCCCGGTACGGCAGCCCAGCAGCGGTGTGCGCTTTTCGCAGTGCATACCCAACGCCCTGGGTGGTGGCGTACCCCCAGCCGCCTGACGGGTATTCCCAGCCCTCCGGCACCGGAACCATGCGGGGGTCGCCGTTCTTGGTTCGGGGGATATGGATAAAGCCGTCCCTTACGTCACCCGGCTGGACGCGCAGCGCCTCGCCGGTGCGCAGGCCGGTGAAGGTCATCATCAGGATGAGGGCGCGCAGGCCCTCCGGCAGGTACGGCAACAGCTTGTCGATGTGGTCATCGCTGGCGGGCTGCACCACCGGCTTCGTCTCCTGCCGGCGCCGGATCTTGCGGATATTAGCGCCTGGCATCTCCGCATCCCGTGCGTAGTTTAGAACCGAGATGATCGGGCTGATGCACTGGCGGTTGACCGTCGAGGCTTTGGCCTTGGGGTACAGCTTCGACACCAGTTCATCCACGTCGGCCTGACGAATATCTTGGACCGGCTTATCCTTGAAGTGGTCCAGGATCGGCATCAGGAACCGCGCCTCTCCTCCGGCGCCGACGTATCCGGCGACGGCTTCGGCGAATGTTGCGGGGCGTTCCTTGCCGAGCGCGGCCTGGTCGAAGACCTCTCGCTCGCGCTTGAGGCGGAGTTCTTCCGCTTTTGCTCGATCAGCAGTGCCCGTGCTTTCTCGTACGTAGACACCTTTGAGCGTGCCGCGGATATACCAATACGGGGAGAGCTTGGGGTAACGCTTGAGCTTGAGCATGTGAGTGCGTTCTGCAGGTCTGTGATTTGCCGGAGCGTAAAGCCTAGACCCCGGCCTAGCTTCACGCAACAACCATAGGTTTTGGCCGCTGCAATCAGACGGCGGCGAGCAGGCCGGGCATTCGGCGGCCAAGTCTCAAGAACTTCGTCAACGCTATAGAGGCGCTCAAGCATCACAGCCCTCCCGAATAATCCAAATCGTCATCCCCCGGCCGCTCCGTGCCGCGGTACATTCTCGCGCCGGCGATCAGCCCGAGGATGAACCCCAGGGGCACGCCACAGAGCAGGGCGGCCGCGATCACCAGCGCGCTCATTGCTCGCGTTCCCGGAACGCCGAGACCATCGCCATGGCGAGGAACCCGACAAGGCCGCCCAGGACGAAGATGAAGAGCTCAGTCATGCAGGGCCTCCACCGAGGCGAGCGCGAACCACACTGCCTCCTGCAGCCCGGCGATCGACCGGGTGTTGAAGATCTCGAGGTCGTGGCGAAGGTTCTGGTTGTCCGAGCTGTGCTTGTTCACGGGGCCGACGCCGGGGCGGGTGACCCGGAAGACCTTGCCACCATAGACCCTGATCGCCTCGGCCTCGTTCGCGAAGCGCACGTCGTCGATCACCACCCTGCCGCCCTGGTCGAAGACGTCGACCGCGCGCTCCATGCAGAGGTTCACCCAGAAATTCTGGCCGAAGTGCTGCCGCCCCCACTCGGTGCCGAGCAGCTGCATCGCCTCGCGCGGCGTCCTGCCGGCGAGCAAGGCGCACGGCTGCTCCTTGAGGTCGCCCTCGATCTCGCGCTCGCCCAGGCCCAGCGCCCGCATCATCTGCTTCAGGGGCCCGGCGAACTTCAGCAGCGTGAAGCCGTGCTTCTTGACCAGGTAGTCGGCCACCGTGCTCTTGCCGCTGCCGGCGTATCCCGCGAGCCCGATGATCATTGCTGCGCCCTTTGCCGGCGGGCGATCACTTTGTCCATGTAGGCGATCACCTCCTCGAGATCGCGGCCCTGCGCCTGGTGGGCGCGCAGCATGTCGCGCAGCAGCATCACGATCTCCGTCTTGTCGAGTTCGGTGGTTCTCATTTCCGCATCGCCTCCATTATCAATTCGACCACGTCCCGCTTGCCCTCGACCCGGGCCAGCACGAGCTCGTCGATCGTGTTCTTTGCAATGATGTTGTGGATGAACACCGGGCGGTCGTGCCCGGCCTGTGCCTGACGCGCCGGGCCGATGCGCTCGATGATCTGCAGCCGCTCCTCGAGGTTCCAGTTGAGGCTGAAGAACGCGAGGATGTTCGAGCCGTCCTGAAGGTTCAGGCCGTGGCCGGCCGATGCCGGATGCGCGAACAGCACCGGGATCTTGCCGGCGTTCCAGTCTCGGATGGTCTTGGGATCCGCATCGAGGACGCGGCCAGAGCGGAAGCGCTTCTGCAGCCGGGCGAGGTCGGACTTGAAGTGGTAGGCCACCAGCACCGGCATGCCGTTCGCTTCCTCGATGATGCTCTCGAGGGCATCGAGCTTGGCCTGGTGGATGTCCTCCCAGGCGCCGTGCTCGTCGGTGTAGACAGCGCCGTTCGCCAGTTGCAGACATTTCATGGTTTTGGCTGCGGCGTTGAAGGCGGCGACGTCCTTCTCTTTCGAGATCTCGGCGAACATCTCGCGCTCCATCTGGTCGTAGATGCGGCGGGCATTGGCCGGTAGCTCGACGGCGATCGTGTTGATCACCGGCTCCTTCATGTCGATGTAGTCCTTGAGATCGATCGACAGGCAGATGTCCTTGAGCTTGTCCTCGATCTCGCGCTGCGCATGGGCGAGGGGCTTGATCATGGTGAAGCCCGCCGATGTGGCGATCGACTGGAACCAGCGGTCGGTGAAGGCCTTGAACGTGAGGCCGAGGCGCTGACCCTTGTCGACGAACCAGGCCAGGGCCCAGAGATCTTGCAGCCCGTTGGCGGCCGGCGTCCCGGTGAGGCCGATGTAGCGGGGCGTGGCGTGGGCGTACCGGGCCAGGGCCTTGGCGCGCTGCGTGCCCTGCCGGGTGCGGAAACCCTTGAGCCGCGTTGCCTCGTCAGCAACGATCACCTTGAATGGCCAGCGGTCGCCGCAGGCTTCCGCGAGCCAGACAAGGTTGTCGTAGTTGATGCAGACGATATCGGCGTCGGTGTCGAGCGCCTTCCAGCGCTGATGAATATTGCCCGTGATCACGCTCACGGTGAGGTGCCGGAGGTGCGCCCACTTCTGGACCTCGTCCGGCCAGGTCGACTTGGCCACGCGCAACGGCGCAACGACCAGCACCGGGAAGGTGTCCTCGAGAAGAGACAGATGGTCGAGCGCCGTCAGCACGGCCAGGGTCTTGCCCGCGCCCATGGGGCAAAAGAGGTTCGTTCGGGGGTTTGCGATGATGTGATCGACCATCTGCTCCTGGTAGGGGCGCAGCTTCATGGCCTCGCCTCCGTGCCGATCACCTCGTCGATGTCTTCCACTTTCCAGATAACGCGAACGTCGAACCCGGCGGCACGCAGTCGGCGATGCTCGACGTCCTGCAGCCGGGAGATACGCCCGCCCGGCGCCTTGAGCTCGACCAGCAGGAACCGCCCCGGCAGCATCACCAGCCGGTCGGGCGCGCCGCGGCGGCCGATCCACGCAAGCTTGCGCACGTCACCACCTGCGGCTTTGACGCGCTTCACGAGCTGGCGTTCGATGTCGCGCTCGCGCATCAGTCTTCCTTCTTGTAGCGATAGGTCTCGAACCCGGCGGCCGAGAGCGGCAGGCCTTCGGCCCAGCTGGGGTTGAGAGACATGAGCCGGGCGAGCTCTTCGGCGTTGAAGTCCTCGGTGTCGGGCGCCTCGGTGATCAGCTCGTCATGGACTGAAAGCGCAATGTCGTAGCCGCCTAGGCTATCAATCCCGAGCATGGTGGCGGCCAACACATCGCGGGCCACGGCCTGCGTGACGTTCTCAGCCAGCTTGCCGCCATAGGTGCCGATGCGGCCCCAGGCGCGCGTGTACTGGTTCACGCCGGTGTAGGTGATCTTGCCATCCTCGACGCGCACCGCCGGGTAGGACAGCGCGCGGCCGCTCGGCAGCATGACCTTCAACCAGGCGCCGTTGCGCACGGCTGAGACGTGCTCGCCTGCCCAGTGCGTGCTGTTCGGCGCCTCGTCCGCGCTGATCACCGCCTGCTGGAGATCCTTCCAGAAGCTCGAGATGTTCGGGTGGGCGGCGCGCCAGGTGCGCTTGATCGCATCGCAAGCGATCCACGTCTCTCTCGCAAGCCCGAAGGTGGGGCGCTTCTGCTCCTGCATCCACTCCCAGCTCTCGCCGCTCTTCTCGAGCGAGGAGCGGGGCAGGTTGCCACGCGCCTGGCCGGCCATCTCGTCGAGGTCGACGCCATAGGCTGCGGCAAACGTGACGAAGGCGCCGACACCTCCCTCGTAACCTAAAGCGAGCTCGGGCACCTTGCCGTAGACTTGCCGCTCCTGCTTCGTCACGTCACCGGGATCCTTGCCGAGGATCTTGCCGGCGGTCAGCTTGTAGAGGTCGTGCCCGGTGCCGGCGTCGTAATCGCGGAACGCCTGCAGCTTCCATTCCTCGCCGGCCAGCCAGGCCAGCACGCGGCCCTCGATGTTCGACAGGTCGGCGATCACCAGCTTCTTCCCCGGGGGCGCCACGATGCAGCCGCGGATCGCGTTGCTGGTGAGCTCCATGACATTGCCGGTGGCGAGGCTCGCGGCCCCGGCCTTGAGCAGCTCAATGCCGCCCTCGATCACGTCGCCCTTGAGGTTGGGTCTGGGCAGGTTCTGCGGCTGGAACAGGCGGCCGGCCCAGCGGCCGGTGCGCGAGGCGCCACAGAACTGCAGCGTGCCCCGCAGGCGGCCATCGCTCGAGGTTGCCTGCTGGAGGGCCCGGTACTTGGCCGTGCTCGTCGTCGACGCCTGGAGCCTCACCATCAGCAGCTGGCGCATGTCCGGGTGCAGCCGGTCGTCCTCGAGCAAGCGCTCGACGGTCGAGCCGCGGAGGTCGGCGAGGTCGACGTCGAAGACGTCTGCCAGGTAGCGCATCACGGCATCGCGCTGGGTAGCGGCGCCCACGAGGCCGGCCGTGAGGTCGGCCGTCTGATCCGCGAGATCCAGCTGCGCCTGGTCGACCGCTGCGATCGCGGCGTCAACCAGCTCCATGTCGATCGCGACACCCCGGTCGTTGATCTCCTGGTCGAGCAGCCACAGCTCGCGCTCGGTCGCAGTCCAGTTCCACTTGGGGATCCGCTTGTAGACCGCGCGCATGGCCTCGATGTCGAGGCGCGCATAGTCCACGAACTTCTGCCAATCCTCGGGATGCGTCTCGCGCGTGGCCCTGCGAAGCTTCTGGTTCTTGGGGCGCGGCATGCAGAACAGATTGATCAGCCGCCGGCCGTCCTTGTCCTTCGCCTTGTCCATCGGAACGTTCAGGACGTCGCAGAGCTTCGCGAGCGAGCCGGGCAGGGAATGCGCCAGGGCGAGGACCATCGTGTCGATGATCTTCTCCGCCGGGATCTTGATGTAACTGTGCCAGGCAACGGTGCGATCGAAATGTGAATTGTGTATCGCAATGTGATCGGCGGCCTCGATCTCCTTGCGGAGAATGTCCATGCGGATCTCCGCATCGCCAACGGTGAAGTCCAGAACGTCGACGGGCCCGGCATCTATAGCCCGGGCAGCCAGCATGATTTCGGCACCTTCAGCATAGCGGTGCGTGCCGTGCTTGATCGGCACGTCGCTGTAGGTCTCGAAATCAAGCCAGAGGATGGTCATCAGATGATCCTGGTGGAGAGGCCCCCGGCGCCCTGAGAGGCACCTCATCGACGCCGGGGGTTGTGGCGCTCTAGTCCGGGGAGGTACTAGACGAGCGCCTCTTCTTCCTCGTCGACCCCGAGGTCGTCGAATTCATCGGCGGTTGCAGATCCGCCACCGGCGAAGGCTTCGCCGTCCTTGTAGAACTGCACGCCGCGGAGCGTTGCGTTGATGCGCTTGCCGTAGGCGTTGTCCTGGCACCACAGCTCGATCGACCCGTTCACATAACAGCCCGCGTAGGGGCGGCCGTCGCTCTGAGTGAGCGGGCTCTTGTCGCGGTCGAGCACCAACGGGCGCACCTTGTTGCGGGACGACACATAGAGATTGCCCTCGAACCCGGAGTAGTTCGCCTTGGTATCGCCGTCATGGATCGGGAGCTTGTCCTTTGCAGACAGCTCCTTCTTGATGGCAGGCCACTTCGCCGCCCACTTGGCCTGGCCCAGCTCGTCGATGGCGGCGTTGATCTGCTTCACCGCCGGGTGGTTGGGGGGCAGGATGAACGACGCCGAGAAGGCGGGGTCGCCTTCGCCGTTGACCGTCTTTGCTTCGAACAGCTGCGGGAAGGCGAGGCGGACGTTGGTCAAGCTGATCTTCATTCTCAATTCTCCTTGTTGATGGGTTCAAAGTCATCCGCCGGGCTCCACGCCGGGCGCTTGTCTGTGATGGGCGCCACGCTTGGTGGCCCCGGTTTCTGCACGATGGCTGCCTGGAGCTGCGCCCAGGCGTCCTTGTTGCCCTTGAGCCTCTTCTCCGCCTGCGCCGGCGAGATCAGGCTCGTCTCGAACGCGGCCTTGCCGATCAGCTTCTTGAGGGTCTTCTCGGCCTGCTCCGCATTGCCCCACCGGCGCTGGCCGTTGCGGCCCTGCACCAGCTTGAAACCAGCGACCTCGCGGCCGGCCATCAGCTCGGTCTCGGCCTTCGCCCTGACCGCCTTGCACCAGTCCTCGATCAACGGCACAGCGGCCAAGGCCTGGCCGAGGTAGTTGGGGCCCATGCCCATGGGCGCGGTCTTGATCTCGTCGGCGTCGAGGTTGTCGAAGTCAGCGCCGACCGCGTCCTGGACGTGCTGGAGGAGTGCCGGGCAGATCGCCTTGGCTTTGCAAAAACGGCACTGCTTCGGGCCAGGGTGTAAGGCGTCAACCGACACCACGCTGTCGATGAACCGGGCAGCGATCTTCGCGCAGCCGCGGGCCTCGTCACCAAAGGCGCGGAGCTCGTCGACGCTGGTCTCCCACTCCGAGATGTGATCGAGCCGGGGCTGGACGATCGCCATCTTCACCTTCTTGAAATCTCCGACGATGCCGAAGACGTTGAGCGCGCCGAGCGCGTAAAGCTGCAGCTGCTCGTTCTCAGTTGCGTCGACACGGACACCCATGCCGTATTTGAGGTCGATCACCTTGATGGTGTCGCCGGCCAGGATCACCGCGTCCGACGTGCCGAAGCTGTCCTCGACATCGATCACGTCCGAATAGTCGACGATCTGCTCGACGAGCAGCTGGTGGCCCTCGGCCTCGCGCCTGACGTAGTCGACGTAGACGCTGACGTGCTCGAGCATGTCGACGTCGTCTGTGAAGGGTGTCATGCCCTGCAGGATCCACGCGGCCATCTCATGCGCCTGCGTGCCTTCCTCGGCATAGGCGGAGGTGGTGTCCGGGATGCTCGCCTCGAGGGCGATGGATCCGGGGCACCGCATCCAGCGGTGGGCCTTGCTGGGCCCGAGGATTGCGTGTGCCATCAGCGCAGCGCGTTCTCAGCAGCGGCGATCACGTCGGCGAAGCGCGCTTCGGGGATCTCCTTGAGGTTGGTGGCGTTGAACCCGGCGAGCAGCGCCTTCGCGGCTTCGCGGCCCTTCTCCTTCACCAGCTTGGTGACGGCGCTTGCTGCCTCGGCATAGGTCACAGCCTTGGGCGTCTCCGGCTCAGGCGCCGGGGCGGGCTCTTCCTTCTTCGCCTTCTTGGTCTTGGGCGGGTCTTCCTGGATCAGCTGCTCAGGTTCCGGCGCCTGCTTCAGTTCTGCAGGCACGGGGTTCGCAGCCTGGTCGCGCAGGATGGCGATCAGCTGATTGATGGCGCGGGTGTTCTCTGCAATGGCGAGCTCGAGGCTCATGGTTCGATCTCCGTTGGATTAGGCGAGGGGATGGAGCAGGTCGACGTCGGCAAACTTCACGCACTTGAAGCCTTCGACCTCGACCGGCTGGAGGGGCGGCGTGTGGTAACGGATGCTCACCCAGCCGCCGGCCTTCTCATGCCTGGCGATGTGCTCGAGCAGCCGTGTCCAGCCGGGGTTGGTGAAAAGCGCGCCGGAGCCCTTGCGCTCCAGCGTCACTGGCATGTTGCGCGCCGAGAACTCGACGGGGTAGCGACCGTGTCTGCTCACGCGAGCACCAGGAAAACGTAGGCAATGCTGCCGAACACCGACAAGCCCGCTGCGACGGTCAGAACATCGGCCAAGAAGTCGGCCAATCGCTCGACACGCCCGGCGGCCTGTAGTTCAGGGACGGCCGCCGGGCGCTTGGGAGCAGCGTAGTGGGTGTGCCGCGGTTCCGCCGCGGCGCCGGATCCCGGCGTCCTGCCGGAATGGGGGTTCTCGAGCCAGCGCTCGAGCGTGTAGTCGTAGACAGCGCGGGCCATCACGCAGCCCTCCGCTTTTCGATGACGCCTTCGCCGTTGCAGTTGCGGCAATCGGCGCGGAACGGCGGCTCGCTGGGGTTATTGCTCCAGCCGTGGACCCAGCCGTCGCCACCGCAATCGCTGCAGACGTAGAGATCGCGGAGCCGCGGGATCGAGCTGTTCTTGCCGGTGATGAGGATGCGGTTGATCATCACACGCCCGCCCACGCGATAGTGCCAAGGCGAGCCAGGTTCTTGACGTTCACTTTGCGGCTGTGTCCGTGCCCCCAGTCGACAACGGCGAGCACAAAGCCCTGCGAGATGTCTTCAAAGGCTGTCACTGTGCCGCGCATGAACGGCTCTTCGCCCGCGTACAGTCCGGTGCTGCGAAGAAAGGAGGCCGAGTAGCCGACGCGGTCGCCGATTTTCAAAGTGGAAGCCATGTTATGCAGCCTCCCCGTAGGCGAAGGCGCTCTGTGCTTTGCGGATCGCGACGACCAAGCCGTCGAACAAAGCCTTGTTGCCGGCGTTCACACCTTCAGCGAGCCGCGGGTCATGCCATTCAGGGAGATCCTTGACCTGCTTGATGATGCTGACGGCTTCGTCGAGCTTGACCTCGCCCATCACGCGCAGCCCGGTGGCAACGTGTGTGATCTTCCAGAGCTGGACGCGGCCGGCGTGGAAATCCTTGTGCAGGGCAAGAGGGCCGTACAGCTTGCACGGCTCGTCGAGCATCTCGACGGTTTCAATGCGCTTGCGGCCGTCGCGCTTGGTGACGGTGCAGCGGATCTTGATGGTGTCGGTGAGTTTCATCGGGTGCCTCCGAGTTGTGTTCGGAAGGCACCGTATACAGATCCGTTTATTCTGTCAACACGGAAATGTTTATTTCAGATTTCGATAACGCGGCTTCGTGTATGCGATTGGGTAAGCCCGCTCGATCGGTACGTCGATGATAGGGGGCGCGTTGTAGGAAACAAGGGTGTAAAGCCCTGGTCGGGAACCGTACTGCAGCTTCTTCAGATAGGCCCGGCCGTCAGGCAGCTGGATGTAGCAATTGTCGCCAATCATGCTGTCGATTGCGTAAATCGTCTTTTCGATGAAGATGACCTCGCCGTCGTCGTACTTTGGCGTCATGGATGTGCCGCGTACAATCAGAGCGATACCGTTCAGCATCCCCGGAGGGGCCGGGATCATCTCGAAACCATCGCCTTTGGCATGATCGTCAATCGCCAGCACTTCTGCACCTGCTCCGATATACCCCACAAGCGGCACCACCGAATGTGTGTCTTCAGATAAGTGCAAAACTTTTAGTATAGGCGCAAGATATTTCGAGTTGCTGACCTGGCCACTCTCAATTCTGTGAACATCAGCCTGTTTGCAGCCAGCCATTTCAGCAAGCTGCTTCTGTGTGATGTCGGCCGCTTCGCGGGTCTCTTTGATCAGCTTCCCAATACTCATTGGGTTGTTCCTTAACTAACTGCATCGGGTGTTTTAATACACGACTGTGTAATTGACCATACACTCAGGCGTGAAACATTTTCCGTGTTGACCAATAAACGGAAGTGTGTTTTGTTCCGCAAATCATGGAACAAAGCGAATACCTACACCAAGCCATAGCCCATTTCGGAAATATGAGCAGGCTGGCGGCAGCCATTGGCTACAGCCAGCACGCCGTCTGGCACGCCGTGCAACGGGGCCAAGTGTCGCCGAAGATGGCTATCGCCATACACAAGGCAACGAAGGGCAAGATCCGCACAGCTGAACTACGGCCCGACATCTTCGGGGCCGATGTATGACAACCCAGATGATGACCGAAGGCCAGCTCATCGAGGAGCTGATGCGCCGCACGCTCGACGGCACGATCACAAAGATCACGATCGACGGCCGGGTGATTACAGAGCTCGTCGATCGCGATCACATCCCGAAACACTCAGGCCCGAAGTCCGGCAGCTGCAAGGGCCAGCGGAAACCCAACTACCGGCACTGGACCCCGGGGGAGGACCAGGCGCTCCTCGAGCGCCGGCAGAACGGCATGTCGCTGATGGCCATCTGCCGTCTGCTGAACAGGTCCGAGGACAGCGTGCGCAAGCGCGCGAAGCTTTTGCGCGACCAGGCAAACCCACAGGAGGACGAATGACCATCGGATCCAACACCGCGGCCGAGCTTAAGGCCATCGTCGAGCGTATCGAGATCCTCGAGGACGAGAAGCGCGCCATCTCCGATGACATCAAGAACGTCTACTCCGAGGCCAAGGCCACCGGCTTCGACACCAAGATCCTGCGCAAGGTGATCGCGCTTCGCAAGATGGACGCGGAGCAGATGCGCGAGCAGCGCTCGCTTGTCGACACCTACCTCCACGCACTGGGCGACCTCGACGCTTCCGACCTGGTCTAATCCGAACGGAACCTCCTCAGATGAGCACTCACTACGGCGCCCGGCCCGATGACTGGCGGCACCTCGACCAGCTGGGCCTCGGCTCGGATCTCTTGCCGGTGGTCTCGCGCCCCGGCGCGACCATCAGCCCGAAGTCGTCCATGAAGCAGCTGGGCAAGACGCCGTCGCAGTACAACGGCGGCAAGATGGTCGTGGGCATCTCCCGGTGGACCGACCACCGCGCCTCCGACGCGGAGATCAAGCGCTGGGCGTCGGAGCCCGACTACGGGATCTGCATCCAGACGCGCCTGGTGCGCGCCCTCGACATCGACGTCGCGAACGAGGCCGTCGCGGCTGCGATCGTCAAGGCAGCGAAGCAGGAGCTCGGGATCGATCTCCCGATCCGCAGGCGGCCCAACACCGGCAAGTGCCTCCTCGCGTTCCGCCTCGCCGGCGAGTTCCCGAAGCGGGTGATGAAGGTCGAGGGCGGGATGATCGAGTTCCTCGGCAACGGCCAGCAATTCATCGCTGTCGGCACGCACACCTCCGGCGCCCGCTACGAATGGGTCAACGGATTGCCGGAAACATTTCCGGAAATCACTGCCCAACAGTTCGAGGATCTGTGGGGCAGCCTCGAGGTGCAGTTCGCGATCGAGGAGCCGAAGGAGTTCAAGGCCTCAGACCGGCGCCGCGGGCTTCACCTCGACGTCGACGACCCCGTCGCCACGTTCCTGTACGACCACGGCCTGGTGCTGGGCGAGGACCGGCGGGGCGGTCTCCTGATCGAGTGCCCGTGGGAGCACGAGCACTCAGGAGGTGACGCCGGCGACAGCTCGACGATGTGGCTCATCGCGGGCACCAACGGGCACGGGCAGGGCCATTTCCGGTGCCTGCACTCCCACTGCGACCACCGCACGCGGCAGGATTACCTGGCCGCGATCAATTACCAGGACGACGTCGCGAACGATTTCGAGGATCTCGGCCCCGATCCGGATGCCGAGACGGCCGATGGAACAGGCGAGACCATCGATGCGCCGGCAGCCGCCCGTTTCGAGGTCATCCCCGCCTTCATGTTCCTCGAACGCCCCCGTCCGGGTTGGATCATCAAGGGCCTGATCCCCAAGGCAGACCTCGGCGTGATCTACGGCGAGAGCGGCGCCGGCAAGTCCTTCGTGATGATCGATCTTGCCATGGCGATCGCCCGCGGCACCTCTTGGCGCGGTCTCAAGGTGCGCCAGGGCAGGGTGGTCTACATCGTGGCCGAGGGCGGTGGCGGCTTCCGCAACCGGCTCGAGGCATATGCCCAGCACAACAACGTCGACCTGTCGCAGGTGCCCTTTGGCGTCGTTCACGCCGCCCCGAACCTGCTCGACAAGGCCCAGGTCAAGGCGCTCTGCCAGGCGATCCTGAAGGCCGGTGCCGAGGTGATCGTCGTCGATACCTTCGCGCAGACGACGCCCGGCGCGAACGAGAACAGCGCCGAGGACATGGGCCAGGCCATCAGCAACATCCGCGCCGTGGGGCGCCAGGCGGGTGCCGTGGTCATCCTGGTGCATCACGCCGGCAAGGACGCGAGCCGGGGGGCTCGCGGCTGGTCCGGCATCAAGGCCGCGGCTGATTTTGAGATCGAGGTCACGCGCGACGGCGCTGCCCGGGCAGTTCACACAACGAAGCAGAAGGACGGCGAGGACAGCGCGAGCTGGGGCTTCACCCTCCAGAACGTGCCCATCGGCATGGATGACGACGGTGAGGTGATCGAGAGCTGCGTCATCGCCGAGAGCGAGGTGCAGGTCGAGGCAGGGGTGAGGGGCGGGCGGCGCAAGGCTGCGGCGAAGTCGTGGGGTGTCTGGGGCGAGGCAATCCTTGATGTCTACCAGGAGCTAGCCGTTGGCGGCGACGTGTTGAAGAGCGAGCTGGTGATCCGTGCCGCTGATCGGCGGCCCGATGCGGGAACCGTCAAGGTGCGTCGCGGGAACGTCAGGGCGAAGCTCGCAGCCATGCGGAAGGGTGACGACAGCCCGTTCCTGCCGCCGGACAAGGAGACGAAGGAGGACCGCTATGTCGTCATGCGGGATTAGGGAGTTGGGAGTTAAGCTAGGGAGTTCAACTCCCTTCAACTCCCTGTCAAATCGGGGCAGGGAGTTGAGAAAAACAGGGAGTTCAACTCCCGCTTTGAACTCCCTGCGAAGTCTGCGGAGGGGAGTTGAGGGGAGTTGTGTGTCTATAGACACAACTCCCCAACTCCCCGATCGGGGTGTTTTACTGCCTTACCGGCCAAAACTCCTTCAACTCCCCTGGAAGGGAGTTGGACGATGACCGAGCGCTTCACCAGTCCGATCTACAAGTGGTCGATGCACAGGGGGACGGAACTGCAGCCGAGCCCCAAGGCGCTGGCCGACCGGGAGAGGCGGGCGAGGATCCCGGACACGAGAGACCTGACCGGCCGGCTGCTGGGCGATCCGCCGCCGGGGAGATCGGCGCTCGATCGCAAGCTGGCGGCTGCGAGGGGCGAGGTTCAGTGGCTGGAGGAGATCGACGAGATCCTCGAGGAGCAGGAGCAGGGCGATGAGTGACGACCAGGTGATCAAGCCGACCCGCCAGCGCATGCGCAGGGCGCCGGGGTTCGACGAGCTGACCGAGACGCAGGCGGGCGGCACGACGAGGAAGTCCGGCGCCGTCCGGGTGTGGAGCCAGCTCGAGAACCTTTACCGCAACCGGCGGCTCACCGACGAGCAGTACCAGGCCGGGCAGCGCTACTATGCGGATTGGTATCTTGCCGGGTTCAGCCCCCGCGTCACCTCGAGGATGTCTGAGTGGGTGCAGGGCGCCGCGGGCGCGCCTGGTGACCTCGATGCGGCGGAGCGGCGGGTGTTCCACCAGAAGAGGTTTGCCCAGGCAAACGAGATCCTTGAAGATCTTGGGACCAGGAAGGCCGTGCATTGGTTCGTGATCAACGACGTGGCGTGCGAGGCGATCGGGCGGAAGTTCTGGGGGTATCAGACAAGGCTCAAAGCCTCAGCTGGCGCCTCCACTGCGATCAGCGTTTCCCTCCAGCGATTGGCGAAATTTTATGGGATCGCAAAATAGTTGTAACCGGTATCACCGGGTTTGTGCCTATGTCGGTACAGTGACTGATTTGCCCCGCGGCGCAAGCTTGCGGGGTTTCGCATTTTCCAAAAGGATATCGTGGTGATGGCAAGGATGGGCCGACCGCCGACCTTGTCGGCTGATGACAAGGATTTACTGCTCGAATACATCGCGAGCGGCATGAGCAACTCAAAAGCCTGCCGGATGATGCGTATCGAGCCGAGCACGTTCTATTTGACGCTGGGGCGCGAGCCTGAGTTCATGGAGCGTTACCAGGCCGCCAAAGCCGGCGCGGTCGATGCGTTCGTCGACGAGGCTGAGGAGGCCGCGGAGCGCGCCCAGACGGCCGAGACCGGCGCCCAGGTGGCCGGCATCAAGGTGTTCACCGATTTCAAGAAGTGGCAGGCCGCGCGCCTGGCGCCGCAGCGTTGGGGCGAGAAGAGCTCGGTGCATGTCACCGGGCAGATCTCGGACGACCCGCAGGAGATGGCCAAGCGCGTGGCCTTCCTGCAGGCGCTACAGGGCGGCCAGGACGACGAAGGGCCCGAGGATACCCTCGAGCCCTGATCGCCGTCAGCGGCCTCCGCTGTGGATCCTAGGCGGCATCCAGCGCGCGGTAGACGGTCTCCCGGCTGATGCCCATCTGCTTCGCGATCTTTGCCTTCGGGATGCCGAGGGCGACGAGCTCGCGGATCTTGGCTTTGTCCACCGTGGCCTGGCGGCCGCGGTACTTGCCTTCGGCTTTCGCCTTGGCGATGCCTTCGCGCTGCCGCTCGAGCATGAGCTCACGTTCGAACTGCGCCACGGCGCCCAGCACGTTCAGCATCAGCTGCCCGGTGGGTGTCGAGGTGTCGAGGTTCATGGCCAGGATCCGCAGCGCAACGCCCTTGGCCTCGAGCCGCCGGGTGATGTCGATCAGGTCGCCCATGTTGCGGGCCAAACGGTCGAGCTTGGAGACCACCAGCACGTCGCCCTCGCGGACGAAGTCCAGGGCGGCGGCCAGCTGCGGACGGGCGGCGACGCTGCTCACTTGTTCGCTGAACATCTTCTCGACGCCGGCGGCGCTGAGATCACGGTGCTGGGCCTCGAGCCCGGCGTCTTGGTCGGTGGTGCTGGTTCGGGCATATCCGACGATCATGCTGCTCTCCTGTCACATTTGGGTCTAAGACTGTGGCCGATGATACGTCACATTGACCGCTAGTCAATCTATATCTGACAGCTCTGCAACATGCCTCAATGAGATTGCCCTAACCTGACAGCCACCCGACCCGACCGACCCGATGCCTGACCGACCTCGCCTCGACCGCGGCGCGCCGCCCCGGCAGCCGGCCGAGGGCAGGGGGTGGGGCCTGCTCGCGGGGTCGACACCCCCCGGCCGGTGGGGCCCCCCGCCAGCCGTGCCCGTCCGATTTTGAGACAAAACGAAAATTTGAACTGCAACTAAAAGATGCAGACCTACAACTGGCGCGTCGACGCCTTCCAGTCCTACCTCTACGCCCTGCGCATGAAGGCCCTAAGCGTCGGCAGCATCCGTCCCGCCACCCCGGCGGAGCTCTACTGGCAAGAACTGCACGGGCAGATCCCCTAACCGGAGAACGACATGCCGATCGTCAAAGCCGGCGAGTTGTTCGCTGGGTACAACAAACCGAAGCGCACCCCGAAGCATCCGACCAAGTCCCACGCCGTCCTGGCCAAAGTGGGTGACGAAGAGCGCCTCATCCGCTTTGGACAGCAAGGCGTGCAAGGCTCGCCCAAGCGCGAAGGCGAGAGCAAGGCCGACGCCGCCCGCCGCGCAAG